CACACTGATATTTAATACGTCAGAACTATTTGTATCTGACATCGCGGTTCTCGTCCAGTTCTTTGGCGATAAACAATTGCCTCATGTCGAAAGTTATTTCGATATAAAAGGATGGATAACACGAGATGAATTCCTTGCCAAACATAGTCTATATGATTATGGTTACGGCACTCGGTTGGTAATGGATGCCAACGATTTGAATAGGATTGAGGAACTACTCAATGCAATTACCAGACTTAACCAAGGGGTTATGTAGAGAAGTAGGTGTCGAATTTTTTTTCCCAGAAGATAAGGGAAGTGGAGTCGACATATATAGCTTTGCTCGGAAGATATGTGAAGGGTGCGTGGTTAAGATTCAATGTCTTGAATGGGCAATACGCCATGAGAAACATGGAATGTGGGGAGGCACAACCCCAGTAGAAAGAAAATCAATCCGTAGGAAAAAAAATATAATACTCGAAGAGATACTAGTAAAGGACTACGTATGAAAAGATTTTGGTCAGCACAACTAGGCGCAGTAAGTGTAGGTTATAGTGTTGGTAGGTTTGCAGTTGGCATAAGTATAGATAGATTTAGTTTCAATATAGACTTGGCTATCTTTTGGTTTAGCATCGAGTGGTAAATGTCAACGCCATCCAAACGCAAAGGCTCACAGTACGAACGTGATGTAGTCAAGTGGCTTATCAGTATGGGCTATCCGTGTGCTGAGCGAGCTTATGGTGCGGGTCGGCATGATGATGTCGGTGATATAGACGGCATCGATGGTGTTGTAATAGAATGTAAGAATGAAAAACGAATAGATATCCCTGGCTATCTCAGAGAACTACAAGATGAGATGACACATGCGGATGCAGAAACAGGAGTTGTGCTAATTAAAAAGCGTGGCACATCTAATATCTCAGAGTCGTATGCAGTAATGCCTGCGGAACTCTGGGTGAATCTGCTTAAACAGGCAGGTTACAATGGACATCAATGAAGCTGTGACAGAGCTACATAAAATGAAAAGAGGTAACTATGCGGTTAGCAATAACGACCTTGCTGTTCTCCTTGATACAATTGGTATCACCGAGTTCGGCGCTAACGCCACTAATAACATACGAGAAACAATTGTCGGTAATCACCGACAAGAGGGAACGTGTGAAGCTGACGTTACTGCAGGTCACAACCGATACGAAAGAGGTTCAGTGTGCGCTGAAGATTGCGTACAAAGAGAGCCGATACAACGTAGACTCGCTCAACAAATCGAGTGGAGCACGTGGAGTATGGCAGTTACTGTGGGGAAAACCCAACTGGTCATTACTCAAACAGACAGAAGAAGCACACAAGTATGTGCTACATCGTTATGAAACTTGGTGCGGGGCGTACAGGTTCCACCAGGAAAGGAATTGGTATTAACAAATGAACCAACCCGAATTCCTTGAGGCAGTCTTTCGTCATTACGGATTGGACCTACCACTAGGTGGGGACAAGTCCATCTATTGTCCTGTACATGATGACTCACATAAGTCCGCCTCGGTTAATTCGGAGAAGGGTGTCTGGGTATGTTATGCATGCAGCGGACGTGGCGCTGGTATACAGATTGTCATGGCTCGTGAGAACCTAACATACTCAGATGCTCGTAAATGGGCAGAGAAGAACATAGGCAAGGAGTCGAAGAGCACAGCTCCGAAGCGTGGACGTAAGTCCAGCAGTCGTTGGACTCCACCTAGATTGAGAGCATTACGTTGACAACTATCCTTGGCATACAAGAACATGATGGCTGCATCATTGCAGTGGATAGTAGAACCACTACCGAAAAAGGTAGACCATACTCACATCCGATTACAACTAAGATTACTAAACGTGGCAAGTTCCTTATCGCTGGCGCTGGCACTACTCAGCCATGCGATATCGTCCAACATATATGGAAGCCACCTGCTATACCAGCCAACGTCAAAGATGTTTACCACTTTATGATTACAACTGTCATACCAAGTATGCGTGAATGTTTACGTGATAACGGATTCGTTCATGATGATAAGGCAGATGAATATGAATTTCTTTTTTTAATCGCTGTGAACGGAACCATCTACGAGATAGATGATACATACTCAGTCTTCCTACGCGATGATGGTATCTATGGCTTAGGGTCTGGGTCATCCTATGCCATAGGTGCTGTCGCTTCTGGTGCTAACTGGAAGAAAGCAATGCAGATTGCAGCTAAGAATGATGTGTATACTGCACCTCCTTTCTCAGTACATAGGCAGGAGAAGAAGTGAAACCTAATCAGAAACTTATAGACCTTTGGACCAAGGCTGCTCAGACCTATCATAAAAATTTAATTGGTTCTCCTGCTGAGGCATACCTAGTTAAGCGTGGGATTCTAGGCGGAGCTGAGAAGTTTATGCTTGGCTATGTTATTGACCCAGCCCCTGGTCATGAGGACAGACTCAAGCACCACCTCTCTATCCCATACATAACCGAGGCTGGTGTGGTCGGGTTTAAGTTCCGCCGTATAGATGATGGCGACCCTAAGTACATGATACCTACTGGTCAGAAGCACCACCTATACAATGTCAGTGCTATCCTTCATGCTGTACATGAAGTTCTAATAGTAGAGGGAGAGATTGATGCGATTAGTTCTACTCTTGCTGGGCATCCTGCTGTCGCTGTGGCTGGTGTTAATGCTTGGAAGCCTTATTTTAGCCGTTGTTTTGACGGGATTGGTCGCGTTGTTATAGCAACTGATAACGATATTAAGGAAGATGGAACCAACCCAGGGCAGGAACTAGCCCGTAGATTACAAGACGCAATACCTCAAGCTATCCGCGTGTCGCTACCGCCTGGTAGTGATATCAATAGTATAATTACAGACCAAGGAGCTCAAGCGTTAACTAAATTGATTAGCGCATTAGATGAATAGGGGCTCCGTGTCAGAAGAAACAACCATCCTCCAGTTCGAAGAGGATGCACAAAAAATTTATTATGAGCTCTTAGCTATTCTGGTTAAGAAACAAATCGACTATGGTCCATACAACATCTGGCATGCGCCAGGTGGCGCAACCAATGGGCTGATGGTACGTATGTCCGACAAGTTGGAACGGTTGAAGAACCTGATATATAAAAAGGTTACACCGAACAATGAATCTTTAGAAGATTCATTCGTTGACTTGGCGAACTATGCAATCATCGCACTAATGGTACAGCGCGGAGTGTGGGCTAAGTATGCCGAGAAACAGAAATAAAACTTATGAAGAAGCGCGTATCTCTCGCATCCGTATGTACGGAATCAGTGTTGAAGAATACGAACAGATGCTTGCTTCTCAAAATGGTGGCTGTTATATCTGTGGCAAATTACCTGAAGGTAAGAGAGCTCTTGATATAGACCACGACCATAAGACTGGCAAGGTGCGTGGCTTGCTCTGCTCTAATCACAACCGTGCGCTAGGTCTTATGGAAGATAACCCAGACTTACTGCTTAAGTCTGTAGAGTATTTGGTAAAGTCGCATGGTTGATATCAAACGTGACGATGCCATTTGGGAAATCGTTAATGAGATAACAAGCTCCATTGCTTGGAGCTTATCAAAGAAGTATCACAGGTTTGCTGAGTTCGAAGATATCAAACAAGCAATGAATGAATACGCTTGGAAAAGAAAAGATAAAGTATCTGAGTATCTCTTACGAGATGATGAAGTCGAACGGAAGATGGGATACAAAGCTTTCTCCACCTTCATGCGTAGAGCAGGCGAGCGATACGCTCGCAAAGAGAAAGCTCGTGCGCTTGGGTATGAACTAGGCGATGAATACTTCTACCGTTTGGTTATGATTGAAACCCTTATTAAAGTTCTTGGTTCCGAAGATGCACAACTAACTAACCAAGTCATGGACCCAGACATACATGGAGTCAGGGCTAAGAGGCAGGCAAGTGAAGGGAACAACTTGCTGGCTATGCTGTCTGATGTAGACAGGGCTATGAAGAAGTTGGATTTGAGAACGCATAGCATTCTCAATTCTAAATACTCGTCTGACCTATCTCTTGCGGAGATAGCCAAAGAGTGGGACATATCCCCACAAAGAGTAGAACAAATAATAAACAAAGGACTAAGAGATATATCTGAATATCTCGGAGGAGCTACGCCATACTAATGAAGAAGAAACCTTTTTGGAAGACAACTAATCCTAAGAAGAAGTCAACACCACTTACACCTGAGCAGAAGGCAGCAGCGAAAGCTCGTGCCAAGGCAGCAGGTAGACCATATCCAAACCTAGTAGACAACGCAGCAGCAGCAGCAAGAAAAAAGAAAAAGCGTGGGGAACAAGTGAAGGCTGTCAATAGCCCATCGAATGACCAGATAATGGTTTGCTGGTGCGACAACGGAACAGTCGATGGCAAGTTCATGGAAGGTGTTGTCTACACCCTGCTAACTGCAGGGTTACCTATCACTAGCGCACAACGTGTGCAAGGTAATCAGATAGGTAGACAACGTCAGACTGCATTTGATGTCTGGCATAAGAAGACTAACTTTGATTGGTTGCTCTGGGTTGATAGCGATATCGTTCTTACGAACGAGGCTTTGCAATTGGTATGGAAGTCTGCTCACAAGGTTGAGCGACCTGTCGTTAGCGGAACCTACTTCATCTCCAAGCAGATGGAGAGTCCAATCATGCAGCCATACCCTGCAGTATTCATGGCACATGAAGGCGACAAGTATCTAATGTCTTACGTCCACCCTCTGCCATTCAACCAGTTGCTCAAGGTTGATTACGCTGGGTTTGGATTCTTACTTATGCATCGGTCAGTGGCTGACAAGATGCGTGAGTTCCATGGTGACATCTCATTCTTTATCGAATCAATGGACGATGCCAACGCTGAGAAGGATACGTTTATCGGTGAGGACATCCAGTTCTTCATGAAGATGAGAGAGGCTGGGATTCCATTGCATGTTCATACTGGTGCAACAGTTAAACATATGAAGAGGTTTGCATTTGATGAAGAGTTCTATAAATTGTATTGGGCTACGATGTTGAACAGCATGCAGGCGCAGGCGCGTAATGAAAATAAGGCGGAGGGATAAACCCTCCGCCTTTAGTTGTTTACTTTCTCGAAAGTTCTGAGAAGAACTTACGTCTTACTTCATCTGCATTACTACACAGCTGATACATGTCAGCTTCGCCATCACGCTTGCCTCGATGGTAGCCGATGGCTACGCCAAGGACTAGCGCTAACAATGTCATGAGCATTACTTACCTCCAATCCTTTCCAAAAATTTTTCTGGTAGTTCCAAGCGACAGACCACTGCCTTACCTCCCCCATCAGGGGAGGCAAGGTGTGATGCGAACTTCTGTGCTTGGAGTTTGGTATTGAAGTCACCCCACGCTTGGACTGGAGCCCATTGCGCTAGCTGTGCTACGAGCACGTAAGAATCACGCTTGCCTCTGGATACATCCAGAGCCTCGATGATTTCCTCCGCTAATTCCGTAGCACTTTCGGAGTTAGTATTGTCAGGGTCAAGCAAGTTGGCAACCAACTTGATTTCAGTCGGGCGTGGTCGTGACATCAATACCCTTTCATACATTGCACATAAGCCTGGTGTTCAGCCAGTGCCTCACGTGCTTCACTTTCAGTCCGTCGCTCAATCTCTGCATTGCAATAAGCGCAGATAAGAATGACGCTTGTTAAGTGTATGGTCATGCTTCCTTCCTTTCATTGTGTTCACGATAGTTGAGTTCGCAGACATCTCCATCTATCTGATTATAGTGGATGTGTGCTCCTGCCATGAACTGGACTTCGTCCATGTCATCGCCTGAGCCAGCAGTGTCGTGGTATGCACAATACCAAGACCACCCTGCTTTGGGAACAACCCTAAGCGTGGCAGTCTTAGTATCAAGCGTGTTCTTATTCCTTAGTTTCCCCATCTTCGTCCTCCTCTGGGGCATACAAGATTACATCTGTAATCAGTGCCTCGGTATCGTCATGAAGTGGCTGCTCTATAAGAGCAGGTGTCTTCTTGTCGACCGAGTATATATGTAGGTAGTCAAGCGCTTTGAGTATGTATTGCGCCACCCTTGGAGTGAGTGGCGGTTGGACATACGGCTTGCTTAACCCGTCTAGGTATTTCTGTAATGGGTTAGTCATTCGTCCTCCTCGTTTACATATTCGATTTCTTCTCCGCCTTGTATGGCGGTGATGAGTTCATCGATTTTCTGTATAACTGGATTAGAACTTCCGCTTACTTTTTCAAGTATTGCTTCGCATTCTGCATCTGTTATTTTCATGTGTTACCTTCCTATTAGTTGGACTACATCAAGAGCTTTGCTCTTGAGCTTGTCATACTTGCCTGAGATTACTCGCTCTGCACGAGTAGCCTCGGACTTGTGTGAGTTCCAGTCGAGATACTCAACGATTGCTTGGAACGCACCGAACTTAGTTCCTCGGATGTTCTCCTGTGTGGTTGAGTTAGCGTAGATGTTGAACGCAGTTTGACGTGAGTCCATCACCCTGTTGTATGTTCGTCGCTCACCAGTGGTGAGTTTGTTATACGGAGTCTGCTCGATGGTAGATGGTAACTGCCACATCCTGCGGAAGTATCCTTCTACTTGATAATCGGTTACCGATTCGTTGAGTAACTTATCGGCGATGGTTTCGTATGATTCGATACCAGTATAGATTACGTTGAGCATCGT